CGTTGCGTTGCCCCCCCCCTTATAGGGGGTGCAACGGTGCAACGCTGCAACGGCAAAACCAAGGGATTAGAACATGTGGGGGCCATACTGGCGCGCCTGGCGGCTGAGAACCCAGAGCGCTGGGCTTGGCTACTTCCCCCGTCAAAGGATTTTTTGGAGGCACAACCGGCGGGTAGGCCGATGGCACAAATTCGCTAGCGTCATGTGCGCAAAATTTGCGCGGTATGCAAAACTTGCGCTATTTGCAGAACTTTGGTAAACTATAATTATAGGTTATGCTTGACCGACTCCGCGCCGCATGGCGCACTTTGACTTCCCCGCCGGCGTCGGGGCGTTCCGTGCAGTGGGATGCCGCGGCTCCGGTTTCGCGCTTGAAGGACTGGACCCCCGCACCCGGCGCGCCAAACGCCCCCTGGACCAACCCGGCCATGCTCCGCGCGCGGGCCCTGAACGAATACGCCAACAACCCGCTTGCGCGGCGCGCCGTGGAGGCGCTGGTGAATGCGGCTTGGGGCGGTAGCGGCATTACGCCCATGTTCGCCGACCGGGGCGTGCAAGCGTTATGGGAGCGGTGGGCGCGCGATTGCGGCGCTTCGGGGCGTCAGGACTGGACGGGCCTGGGCGCGGCGATTCTGCAAACCGTGATCGTCGCCGGTGAATGTTTCGTGGTTTTGCGCCTGGACGAAGCGGCGCCGGGCGTGCCGCTGGCGATTCAGATACTCGGGCCTGAGTTCCTCGACGAAAGCCGCATTGACGACCGGACGTTCGCCGGCATCCGCTACGACGGCCTGCGCCCGGCCGGATACTGGCTGTTCAAACAGAACCCCACGCTGAGCGGCGCGAACCTCGAATCGGTTTTCGTGCCGGCGGCCGAGTGCTTGCACGTCTACCGCCAGCTGGGGCTTGGCGCAACGCGGGGCCAGAGCTGGCTTGCGCCCGTGCTGATTGCGCTTCGGGAGCTTGACGAGTATCTGGCCGCGGCGTTGGTTCGCAGCAAGACCGGCGCGCTGTTCGTCGGCTTCGTACGGACCGCTGAGGGCGGCAACCCGTTATCCCAGAATGGCGCGGTTCCCGCACTGGAGCCGGGTTCCATGATTCGCCTTCAGCCGGGTGAGGACGTCGAGTTTTCGGAACCGCCGCCGATTGAAAGCGCCTTCGATGGGTTCATCCGGGCGCAAATGCGGCGATGCGCCGCCGGGCTGGGCATCCCCTATGAGCTGCTGTCGGGCGACCTGTCGCAGGTCACCTTCGCCTCCGGCCGCGCGGGGCTATTGGAGTTCCGGCGAACCGTGGAAGCGATTCAGTACGGTCTGATCATCCCGCTGTTCTGCGAGCCCGTCTTGCGCCGCTGGGCCGAGCTGGCGCGCGCCGTGGGCGCGCTGCCGGTTGATGCCGACGCGGAGGTGCGGCGCTGGGTAGCGCCGGAAATTGAAATGCTCGACCGCCGGGCCGAAGTACTGACTGACCTATTGCGCGTGCGGGCTGGTTTTGCAAGCCGCTCCGAGATTATCGGCCGGACTGGCTGGCGTGCGGAGGACGTCGATAACGAGATCGCCAGCGACAACGGGCGCGCCGACGCCTTGGGGCTAACCTTCGACAGCGACCCGCGCAAGACCACGCAGCAAGGGCAGGCGACGCCGACGGCAACGGAACAGGAGGCGAGCAAATGATTCACAAGCAACCGTGGCGCGGGCCGAACCGCTGGTACAGCCGCGGCCGTTACGACCTGGCGAACGCCTGGCGGCTGATCCGGCAATTGCAAGGCGCGCTGAACCGGCTGCCCGAGCACAAGCTGGGCCACCTTGTCGATGTCAGAGACCTTTTGGAGAAAATGCATGAGCCGAGACCTACTCACTCGAAGCGCAACGTTTGAACCCACTAGCTATGACGCCGAGCGGAATACCGTTCGCGTCATTTTCTCGACCGGCGCGGAAGTTCCGCGGCGAGACCTGAGCGGCGAGTATCTGGAGCGGCTGAGCCTGGCGCCCGAAGCGGTGGACTTGTCGAAGCTGCGGGGCGCGCCAGTCTTGAACAATCACGACCACTACTCCGGAGTGGAGGCCATTCTGGGCGTGGTGGAAGACGCCATTGTGGACGGCAGCCGCGGCGAGGCCGTGGTGCGGTTCGGCACGCGGCCGGAAGTGCAAGGCATCGTGGCTGACGTGCGCGCGGGCATCATCCGCAACGTTTCCGTGGGCTATTCGGTTGAGGAATGGCGCGAGGCGCGTGAGAACGGCGTGCGGATCAAAACCGCCGTGCGCTGGACGCCGCGGGAGATTTCATTCGTACCGCTGGGAGCGGACCCGGCGGCACAAGTTCGAAAACTGGGAGGTTCAATGGAACAGCAAACTGCAAACGACCTGCAAGCGCAGGCGCGCAATATCGCCGTGACCCTGGGGCTGCCGGAAACGCGGCGGATGAAGTCACGGCGCGGCATAACAACATTACGGCCATTCGCGACGAGCTGATCGCCGAGGCCGCCCGGCGGCAGCCGGTGATTGACACTCGCGGGCCGGCCGTGGTCACCCGCGACTCCGGCGACGGGCTGATTGCCCGCATGGCGGACGGGTTGTATTCGCGCATTGACCCGCGGCATGAGCCGAAGGAGGGCCGGGAATTCGCCTATGCGCGGTTCCCCGAGCTGGCCCGGCGGCTGCTGGCCGAGCGCGGGCTTTCGACCCTGGGCAGCCCGGCGGAGGTGTTGACGCGCAGCTTGCATACGACTTCGGACTTCGGGCAGTTGTTAGCCCAACTTTTCAACAAATCACTGCTCGTGCTGCGGCAATCGCCGAGTCCCATCACTCAGGTATTCCGCCGCACCAGCATGGCGGACTTCCGCGCGCGGCACGTCTTGGAGGTGAGTGATGGGCCGGCGCTGGAGAAGGTGAACGAAGCCGGCGAGATCACATTTGGGACGATTGAAGGCCGGGAGCTGGCGAGCTACACGCTGGCGTCCTACGCCAAGGGCTTCAGCATTTCGTTCCATACCCTGGTGAATGACGACATTGGTGCACTGAGTGACATTGCGGCTAAGATCACCCGCGGGGCGCGCCAGTGGTTCAGTGGCTTCCTCGCCGACACGATCCTTGCGAACCCGAAGCTGGCCGACGGCAAGGCCGTCTTCCACGCCGATCACGGCAACCTCGCCGGCACGGGCGCTGCGCCGTCTGACACGACGATCGGCGCGGCGAAGCTGGCCATCCGCAAGCAGGTGGATGCCTCCGGCAACCCGATTGGCGCGCAGCCGCGGTATCTCCTCATTCCGGCGGCGCTGGAGGGCGCGGTGGACAAGCTGCTGGCCACCTTGTACCCGACTTCGAGCGCGCAGGCTGAGACCGCCGCGCGCGGACTGGTTCCGCTGGTGGAGCCGCGCTTCGACCTGAAGAACCAAGCGACGGCGTGGTATCTCTTCTGCGACCCGTCTGACGCGCCGGTATTCGAGTACGCCGAGCTTCAGGGATACGAGGGGCCGCGGGTGGAATCGCGGCCGGGCTGGAACACGCTGGGAACCGAGTTCCGGGTTGTCTGGCATTGCGGCGCGGGCGCGGTTGACCATCGGGGCGCCTTCAAGAATCCGGGGGCGTAGCGCATGACTTTGGCCGAGCTTCAACAGAGGCGAGATGAAATCCTACACTCGCTGGGCATTTCCCGGATTCAGTTTGGCGAACGTTCGATCGAGTATGCCCGTCAAGCGGAAGCGCTGCAAGCGATTGACCGAGAGATAGCGCGGCTGACGCAGCCGGGCGAGGCAAAGGTTTTCACGATTCAGACTTCGAGGGGATTGCAATGAAGAACTACGTTCAGGAAGGCAAGACTTTGACTGTGACTGCGCCGGCCGCGGTGGTGAGCGGCCAGTTTGTCACTGTGGGCGCGATCCGTGGCGTGGTCGCTTACGATGCGGCACAGGGCGAACCGGTGGAGCTGGCGACCGAGGGCGTGTTCACGCTGCCCAAAGTTGCGGCTGAGGATATCGCGGTTGGCGACCTGCTGTATTGGAACGGTTCGGCATGCACCAAGACCGCCGGCACGGGCTCGAAGCCGCTGGTGGGCGTGGCGGTGAAGGCCGCCGGCGCCGGCGTCACTACCGTTGCGGTCAAGCTGGGCGTTCACGGGCTGACTGGACCGGCGGAGTAGGGTTCTGCGAGTTTCGGGGGCCGCACAGACAGCGGGCCGCTTCCCCCGAGCGCGGGCTTCCGCTCCTTTCCCCGCGCGGCAAAGCGGCACTCCTTTCGTGGACCGGCGGCGGTTGGATACGGGCCGCCGCCGAATTTTTGGCATGCCCAAACCGCGACTTCTCGAACCGAAAATCAGTAAAGCCGAAGCCGACCGCCGCAAGGCCGTTGCGCTGGCCGAATTGCGCGAGCTGGAGTTGCGGCAACGCCGCGGCGAGCTGCTGGAGGCCGCCGAGGTTCAAAAGCAATGGGCCGCCGGCCTGGCTGCACTCAGGGATAGGCTTCTTGCGCTTCCAGACCGGCTAGGCGCGGTTCTGGCGGGCCGGGGAGAGGGTGAGGTGCGGGCCATGCTGCGAGAGGCCTTAGAAGAAGCGTTACGGGGCGTTCATGCCGACGGCTGCTGAGACCTGGCGCGGCGCGCTGGAGGCGCTGCTGCCGCCGCCGAAGCTGACGGCCTCGGAGTGGGCCGACCGCTACCGGGTGCTGGGGAACACCTCCCCCGAGCCGGGCCCGTGGCGGACGAGCCGGACCCCATACCTGCGCGAGATCATGGACTCACTCACGCCGGGTGCGCCTTGCGAACGCGTGGTGTTCATGAAATCCGCGCAAATTGGCGGGACTGAGGTGCTGCTGAACGCCTGCGGCTATCTCATGCACCATGCGCCGGCGCCCATCCTGCTGGTTCAGCCGACGGTGGAAATGGCGAAGCGCTTCTCGAAGCAACGGCTGGACGGATTGATTGAGAATTCACCTGTACTGCGGGGCCGGGTGAAAGATCCGCGCGCGCGCGACTCGGGCAACACGGTTTTGCTGAAGGAATTCTCGGGTGGGGTGTTGATCTTGACCGGGGCCAATTCCGCGGTGGGATTGCGGAGCCTTCCGGCGAAGTACGTTTTGGCCGATGAGCTGGACGCCTGGCCGGCGGATGCCGACGGCGAGGGCGACCCGTTGACGCTGGCC